ATGTACCGTGCAGATGCATCAGCACCTAGACCGATGCCGTTGGCAGCAGCCCAGTCGTTAAGTTCGTTCTGATAGTCACCCGCCGTTCCCATGAGGTCGGCACCAGCAAGAACGTTTTGGGTGATGAAGCCACGGACCATGCGCTGAACGGCAGCATCGTCGTACATCTCAAGGCGTGCCTCGCGAGCGAGGGAGTTGATCTCCTCGTCACTCATCTGGGCACCAAGGCGAGCAGCAGTCTCGCGAATGAAGATCCTGCGATCCTCTATGCCAGCCTCATAATCCTTTTTAAGATCGGGCTGTTGACCGCGTGCATAATTAATCTCGCCGGCTTCCTGGCGAGCGGTACGAGCCAGACCCCACTTAGTACGAGGAAGAGTCTTTAGTATCCATGCCTTAGTGTTGGCGTAGCCGTCGGACTCGTCATCCTTCAGTTGCTTTGCAACCTTGTTCGCCCATCCTCTGAGGGAGCCAGTTTCGTCTCGCTCAATCATCGTCAGGATGTAGGCGTAATCCCGGTACTTCTTCTTGCGAAGAATCTCAAGGGCATCAGCCATTGCGGATCTCCTCGCCTCGCTGGATCACAGATCCCATTGCGTCAAGAACAGTTGTGTCGAACTGATACGGGAGGAACTCAGGGTTATCGGAAACGACCTGTTGCAGAATCTGCCTACGCTCCTCAACTGAGATGTCCTCGTTGTCAAAGAAGTTCTGCTTCTCACCCTTACGAACGGCCTGAAGAGCCTCCTTGGACTCTTTGTCCGTAAGCCCTCGACCAATGCCAGCCCTGGCAGCGGTGTCAGCCATCGTCTGGACATCTTCTTTGTTCATATACGAAGGCTTGCGGCCCCTGCCACGGTTCGGGTCATTCGCATCGCGATAGGCCTTGGCTGTCTGGGAGTACCAGTCAAACCACTCGTTGAAGGCCAGTTCACCGCCGTTGGCTTTGTAAGCAGCAAATACTTTTGCTGGGTACAAGACTGCTGATGCAGCATTCGTGGGTTGTGCCCGGTAAGACTCTGGCATAAAGCCAGCATCGATCATCTTCTGTGCGTAGTTCTGATACGCGGGTGACAGGGTTGAGGCCCAGGACAGAATGTTTGCCTGCATCTGACTGACGGTGCGATACGTCTCTACGACACCCGCGCCCGTCTGATAGGTAGTCCCTACCGGGATTCTCAGATCTTCGTCGTCGGCAGCCTTAGGTTCTATGGCAATTCCGTTTGCTTCGGCAAGAATGCCGTCTACAAGTTCGTCACTCATAGTACCTTCCGAAAGTCATCTCTAGCCAAATACTGGTCGTAGAAGTCTGCGAATCCGATATCCGATTGACGAATTTCAAACGCAGCCTCGTAAGCAAGTTCACGAATTTGCTTCCGCTTGTCGTCATCACTTGTGTTTCCAAGTGCGTCAGCAATACCGTCACGCAATTGCATGTAACGAGACAGGGCGCGAATGGTGGAATCCTCTTCCATCAAATCCGCATTGGCAACGAAAATGCGTGCCCCCAATATGAACTGCGGCAACTTCTGGGTGTAGACAATGCGTTCTTCTCCCCAAGCTGGGTAACGCTCAGATATGTCTCTCTCAGCTTCGTCAAGAAGATTCTGCAGAGGCTCAGCCGCTTTTACTTGAAGACCGGAGTACCCGGCAGCGATAGCCTTTTCCTCAAGTGCATCCTTGATCTTCCAGTAAGCATCCCAGCCATCTCGAACTTCGTTGTTCCGAGCAATGTCCATGGGGCGCATGCGAACACTTACCGGGTTTCGGTTAGAGCCAATTGAGTGCTGCTGGAACTCTCCATAAACTGCGTAGGAGAAGGGGTCGTCCCACGATCCCATGTTCCCGAACATGCCAACGAGCTCAGGCTCAATAGCATTGAGACGTTCCACTAACTCTGGGTACTTAGTAATGCGCTCCCAGGTTTTGAGGTTGGGCTGCAACTTTGTCTCACGGAACGTACCGCTGCGCGTAATCGCAGCGAACTCAATGCCATACTTGTCCGTTAAGATCTTTACCTTATCTGGATACGGTATGGACTGATCATCAATCAGTCGCGCCCAATCGTCGCGCTCAACTTGGAACTGACTCATCTGCTTCATCTGGAAAGGAAAGCCTGCGGCAGCAAGCACTTGCCATCTCCAGAAATCGTTGGCTTGCTGATCGATCCGCCTGTAGTCAGCCTCAGTCAGCGTGCGGTCGTCAATCTGCGCCTGAATGTAGGCATCTTCAAGGATGTTGTTGTACGAGGTTAGGTACGCACCCTCAGCACTTGTGCCGTTGTACATCTGACGCAGGCGTCGAACCACGGTGGGAGACAACGAGTCAATCAAGTCGTTGTTGACGTTACCCATTGGCGTGATCTGGTTGTACAGTTCCTCACCCAGGAAGTTCTTGAGAATCTCTTGATCCTCTGGCTTGCCTCGTAACACAAGCGACGTCGGTATCTGGCTCATCGGCCCAACACCAGGGAACCACCACTCGCCACCGGGGAAGATGACATTCAGTCCCTGCTGGCGAGACATAACAGCCTGACCGGGGGTAAAGGGTCCAAACTTCTTCTGCATAAAGTCCTGCATTGGCTTGGGCCAAATAATGTACTGGCCCTCGTCCTTGAGGAAGCTCGAACGCTCTACCTTTTCGCCCTTGTCATCTACTACCCATCCCAGGTTATTCGGGATGTTCCACAGAATGTTTCCATAGCCAACGATCTGGGGCTTCTGGTACGCCAAACGTCCCCAGGTGCGGATTGAGTTCTCCCAAGCCGGGAAGAACGGTGAGACAAACCGCAACATTTCACCAGCATTAGACAAACGTTCAATCGTGTACATCGTGTCCCGTGTTGCGCCCAACGCATCACGATGTGCTGCTCGATTGATTCGCCCCAACACCGTCTCGTCAGTCATGTCCAGACCCTGCTTGTAGGCAAGGTTGTACAACTGCCGCTGACGAGCCGTGTACACGCTGTTGTAGAAGGGGTGGCGAAGTAACTTGGTTTCAGGGATGGTGCCAAGCCACTTCATCGCCACGCCCGTGATGTTGTTCAGCCCCTTGAATAGCCCCGTGAACCCCTGGGGTGATTCACCCGCAAGGCGTCCGGTGATGACTGGTAGTTCGCTGCCACTCAACCACGACATAAGTTCGCCTGAGGTGACCTCCCTCTCTAAAAGGGTTTGACGGAACGTGCCAACATCAGGAACCTCGTAGTTCAACTTCTGATAGACATCATCGATGTAAGCATTAATGTCGCTTGCGTCACGAAGGTCGCGACCCTGCACGCTCAGTTGTTCGCGATACTTGACACCATTAGGCGACAACAGGAACTTACGAATTTCCGTAATCGACTTACCGGCCAGAATCATCCGAGCAAGTTCATCCTGACGGAATCGATTGTTGACTCGAGTCGTGTACTCAGCCCAGTAGTTATCCATCTCCTTAGGGGAGAGGTCTTTGGGATCAAGCTTCTTAAAGTCAGCAGCATCTCTTAGAATGTCTGCCCTTGCTCCTGCACCCCATTGGAATGTGGCATAGACAGAGCGATCAGCCGAAGAAAGCATCGCAGCAATCGCACCAGCGTCACCCTCAAAAGCACCAGGCATGACAGTTCCGTCATCCATGCGGTTGCCTTTACGGCCCGTAAGCCTGCGCTTGCTTTGAAGTTTAGCGATCTCTTCGATTGTTTGCTGCACGCGAGCAAGTTGCCCGTCAAGTTCCAGTTCTAGCAAAGAACCTTGCCGCTGCAACCGCGTAAGTTCTGGCGTAGCCGGATCAATCTTGGACTGCTTAATGTCAGCAGCCTTATCCATTCGACGCTGACGCTGACGCTCAAGGCTAGCCAGTTTCTTCTTCTCATTTTTGGATAGACCAGACTTGGTCTTGGCCTTGCGTTGCAAGCGGCGAATCTCTGGACCAAAGTCGTTGGCTTCTCTGATGAGTTTTTGCCAGTCATCAACCCCCGCGTCAGTTCGTGCAGCGACAAGAACCTTGCGAGCGTCAAGTAGTTGATCGTAAGTGGCTTTCAGGGACTTCTCTGTTTTGCGGAGATCGCGTGTTTTCCCAAACTGTCGTGCGCGAAATACCGCGTTGCTGGGAGCCGTCGCCCAAGCCTTGGGATTAGCGGCAATCAAACCTAGCGCAGCGAAGGAGCGGAGGGCACCTTCAGCAATGTTGCGCTGGGTGTAGCCCAGGCGCAGTAGGACACTAACCTTCCACAGGCTATTGACGTAGTCAGCGGCAATAGTTGCATCTTCACCGTACTTGTAAATGCGATTGTCGGCGAGGACTCGACGGAAGATTTTCGTGTCAAGCAGGGGAGTAGCCTGGTCAAGGTCACCATAGAAGGCGGGAACCTTAACAATCTCACCGTTGTCTGGGTCGACATACAACTTGCTATCGCTGCGCTGGATCTGACCAAGAGCGTTAGCACGCTTTGTAACGTAAGTGTCGTAAGCCTTTTTTGCGGCAGAAGGAGATACGCCCTGCTTGGCTGCCATACCGGCGACAGCGGCTTCCTCCATCTCCTCAACAAGTTGCTTACGCTCATCTACCGTTCGCGTTGCGACATAGCGGTTGTAGAAGTTTCGTGATTGATCCGCATCAATGCCAGACTTTGCCAGCCATGCCTTGATCTCTCGGTTTGATGTTGTGAGGTCGTCACCCTTGAGGAATAGGACACCGCTCGGTGCGCCCTTACCTAGCCAGCGAACCGCAGTAATCGGACGCGACGAGCTAACTCCCTCAATGAAGTCGTAAGCCCAATGGCCCTTTTCTGCCGTAGAAGTACTCGAAGATGTGCGACGGAACGGGTTGCGCTCAAACTGAGTCTGTGCCTTACCGCTTCGCCATGCGTTTGCTGCACGCACCGCACTACTAGCAGACCCCCGAGAACCACCGCGACTGATCATTTGCCCACCGCCAACTTGATTCCCGTAAAGGGCTTGGCGGTACATATCGTCAGCAAGCTTGACGGCATCGTCCGTAATAGGTGTAACCATGTTGCTTGGCGGTGGAACCTTGGGTCCAACCTTGACCATGACATCAACACCATGGGCAATAGCCAAGTCATCAAACATCTGAGGATTGATGTTCCGCAGTTGTGCCCATGAGTCTGCGTGACCAGCCATGGCACCGACAAGCGCGGCAGCCTCTTGCGGGTTCTCTACGCTGGTGCGACCAAGAAGGGCCTGGGCTTCGCGTTCGTTATTGCTATTGCGAACCCAGATGTGTGTAGAGTTGTCAGCGGCATCATTACGCATGGCCGCAACAAGGTTCTCACCCTCTTGACTTAGGCGTCCCGATGCTCGCGCACCGTCAACACCCAGTTCGTCAATCAATGCAGCCTGCTCACGCAGCCGCAAAGCAAAGTTGTCAACCTGGCGAGGCGTTACCAACTGCTGGTTTGCGATACCAGCAACCTTGCCAGCCTTGGTTCCGTATCGAATGACACTCGATGCACCACCGAGGATGATGAACGGATCCGTGCCGACCATCGTTCCTGCGTCACCTAGGCCAGAAAAGAACCGCTCCCAGCCCTGGCTAAAGGCTTTATCCTTCTGTTCGGTGTTGAGGATGTCGAAGCCGTCAGCCTGAACTGGGCTGTCTTCGGCGAGGTAGCCGGCGATCATAAACGGCAGGGTGGCTGGGTTGAGCAGAATCAAATCGCTTGGTCGGGCACCACCTTCGCGAATGCGCTTGGACTCAATACCAACGCTTGTTACCGCAGCCTGGAATGTGGAAACGTCTTCAGTCTGTTCCCATGTCAAAGTCTGAATACCGCCAGGGGCGGCAGAAACGGCAGCCGTAATTAGGCGCGATAGTTGCTCGCTTCCCCATGCAGCAGCATCAAGAACTTCAGCTCCTGCACCAAAGGGTGCGTAGGCAACCTTGCCGAGCGTCTCTTCGTACAGCGGTAAGTTAGCGAGCCACCCAGATGATCCTCTGATCATCCCGCCCATATCGTCAGGGACGATGTTGTCCATGAATTGAGCAAAGCCGCCAATGATGCTGTTGTCATACGCCTCAGCAGGAAGTTGCTCCTCTATCTCCGGTACGTCAGGTCGATCTACCGGGAACTGTTCATCCCAATCAGCCGGATCTACAGTCGCTGGCGTAGCACCTGTAGACACAGTTGAAGAGCCGCGCTGGGTAGGGCCGGGGGACATGAGTTGTCCAGGGCCTACGTTGAAGTCCACCCAGCTTTCCGAACGCTGGTAGGTGTCAAGTGGTGGGGCCTTAAACTTCTTGGTCTTAGCCACGAACCTGAGTGATCTCCGCTAGAAACGTGTCACGCTCTTTTTCGTCGGCCCAGTTCATGTTTGCCAATCCCCAGACCAAGCCAACATTTGAGGCTCCAACAGCCTTTACGACTGCATCAACATTCTGAATGAATGAAGGCATTACTCCTGCATATTCCGCAGATACCGAACAAACCTCTTGAAACCGTCGGGGGTGTCAGGGGCTTCAGCCATCCGCATCAAGTCTGGTAGGTACTTGCCGAGCATTCGAGCATCGCTCGATGATTGCTGGCGTGCGTTCAAGGACGCGACAGGGCCATCGCCAGGGCCTACTGCGGCACCAGCGGTCACGGGTTCATCTGGTCGGCCACTACGAGAAAACAGGGGAGTGGCATTCGCTCGAGGCTTGCCACCGCGAGCAGAGCCACCACGCCCTGATGGCGTTGCAGCCATGGGGGCCGACGACTGGATGTCCTGAAAGTCGGAGTTTTCTCCGTAGGCCATTCCCGACATTTGTGCATTCACCTGTTGCGGTCCACCGTCGGTACGGCGAGACAGGGCACCCGGTGCTGATACGGGGGCTGGCTGGCGTGGGGTGCGACGACCACCATGGCCGTTAGCCATCATCATCCTCCGCTTCTATAAACACAACTCTGGGATCCATGAGTTCCTTCTCGGGTGTTGGCCCGTACTCATCCTCGTCTTCGTCTTCACCGATGATTCCGTACTGGTAAGCCTCGGCCATCGTGTTAGAAAAGAGGACTTGCATGCGAGAAATCATGTCGCTAGCAACATCTGGCGACCACGAAACACCTTCCGCCACCAAGGCGCAGCGTAGTTCGCCATAGCCAACATGAACGTGAATATCACGAAATGGCGGTCGCTTCATGCTGGCCTCCTCTTGATTGCTAGTTACTTGTTGCCCTTACCCTTTGTGCCCTTACCACCGGGCGCACCAAACTTGACCTCACCGGAAGGCTTGCTTCCAGGGGCACCCTTGACGTTCGGGGCAACGTGCGGCTTGCCGTGCGTTCCCTTGTTAGGCTGTGCCATTACTTTTCCTTTCACCACTTGACGCGGTCAGCCCAATAGGCTGCCGACATTTTTCCTTTAGCAATGTTCTTTGCATGTCGAGCCTTGAATGAGGCTTGACGCTTAGTTGGCTTACGGTCGCCAGTCACACCCTGCTGACCGAATCGAATGGTCTTGATCTTGTCGCCCTCTTTGGCAACGACAACATGAGACTTTGTCGGATGGTTAGGAGTGCGCTTCGGCTTGTTATAGCCAGAGACACCTGCTCGCTCTAAGCGAGAATCCTTCTTGACGGGCATTAGGAGTTCTTGACCCATCGGCCACTTGAATTCTTTGTATGTGTGGTCACCCACTTGCCGTTTCGATACACCTGCTTGTATCGGCCACCACCAGAGATTCGCGTGTCACCAGGCTTTGCTGCACCACGATTCATCACAGCAGATGCGACATTACGAGCGACATTAGCAAGTGGACCCTGCGGTCCCTCCCGCCGAGCCTTTTCCAGAGCCAGATCTTTCCTTGTTAGGTTCTTACCCTGACGTCGTGGCTTTGCCGCATCGGGGTTTTGTATGCGCTTGTTCGGCGCAGAAGTGCTAGTTTTCTTAACCCCAGACCCCCCGCCTCGCTTGGGTCCAGCAGATGGCTTTGGCTGGCTACCGGAACCACCACCCCTCATTGGTCCAGCAGAGGATGTTTTGTTGCGTTCCGGCTTTGGCTTGTCATTCTTCTTTGGCGCAGGCCTTGCGGGAGTAGTGGACTTCTTTGTGGAAGACTTAGAAGCAGGAGCGGCACCTTTTGTAACGCGCTTTCCGTCCTTATACACAGCAGTAGAGCCGTCAGACATCTTTACTGAGCCGGTGTACAGTTTTCCCTTTGGCCCGACAAGGCGACCAGCTTTGCCTTTTGGTCCCGCTCCCGTGTCTTTCTTCCAACTGGTATTGGAAATGTCTACGCTTCGAGCAGACTTAGCCTTTTTGAAAGAGTTCTTGCCAACTTCTCTAGCCATTAGTACGGCTTCCTTCCTTGCTGCTTGCTAATCTGCTTGTTTAGTTCACCAGCCCTTTTGTTCTGCTCTGCCTTACGCTTAGAACGCGCATCCATAACCTTTATCTTGCGCTTACGCATAGCGCGAGCATCATCTTGCCCAATCTTCTGGCGAGTAGTCTCAGGCTTCGGGCGACGAGTCGCCTTCTTCACAGGCTTCTTAGCAGGCATTACTTGCTCCTTTTACGGGCAGCGGCATTATCAACAAGATTTGGGTAAGGCCGACCGGCCTTCTTTGCGCGAGCTTTAGCCGCAGACTTCTGCGCTGGAGTCAATGGCGTAGACTTCTTTTTGGGATTCTTCTTATCCCAGAATGGCTTACGGGCGACGGCCATTCTCAGGTGCCTTTTCAATCTTTACCTTCGGCATTTGACTGGCATTTTCTGGATGATTGCCGTCGCCGCCCATCTTGTTTTCGGTGTCCATCCAGCATCCACAAGAAACGCACATATGTACTCCTAAATGGGCAGGCGTCGAGAGACACCAGCCGTCATGTTGGGCTGCCCATTAGAACCAAGTGACGCCATGAGCATTTGAAGATCGGGGCGTCCTCCTGCCCCCATCCCTGCCTGTCCAGGTGCAACACCGCGCAGCAAGCCTGTCGCTTCGTTGATACCTTCCAGGTCAGTTCCAGAGCTGCCGGGAGGAGCCTCGCCGGGGGCACCAGTCAGCGGTGATAGTGCTTCCTCACCGGGAACCTCAACTCCCGGCAACTCCGGTTCTTCTTGCGGCATGAATGCTTCTGAGACGACCTCTTCAATGGATCGCCCACGCTGCCTACCTAGAATGATCTGAGACAAGCGAGACAGAATTTCACCGGGATCTTGCCCGTTCTGTGCCAGCACAGGTATCGCTTGAGCGTAGCCGGCAACTGCTTGCTTCAGCGCGTCCCGCATCTCCTCGATATCGACACGCTGCTCTTCCTCGGTGGCGTTCAATGCGAATGGCATTTGTCGCCGCAAGAAGTCTCTACTGATGAGTCGGTCACCACGGGCCTGTAGCCCGAAGACCAACGCACGGTTGGGATCAAGTCCAGCCATCAATCCGTACTGGACATCGACCGTGTGGTCACCCTTGATGTCCTTTTCGGGGCGGTACTTGATCTCGTATGGGGTTCCGTCTGCGTTTCCACGCAGCGTCTTTGTTTCGGTGGCGAACAATTTCTCGTCCACCATGAAGGCCTTCTGCACCAAACTCTGCAAGGTGCGCGAGAACATGGCCTGTCCGGTACGAATCTGGGTGTCAAAGCCAGACATCAGGGCCTGAACGCCTCGGCCCGTTACAACGGATGAGTCCACATTGCCGTTACGGGCATCTGGGTAGCGAGATCCGCTACGCAGTTCCTGGTCAAGTACGCCCTGCTGGGCGAAAGACTGCGGAGGAATGTCGAGCGGTACGCGCCGTACCTCACGACCATTGCCTGTACGAATCACGCTGTCAGGGCCAAGGGCCAGTTCCTGCGCGTCGGGCGGAAGAACAATGGGTGCCTGGACAGCCTTCTGTGCCGCTTCCAAGCTGAGAAGAGCAAAGCGTGCCTTTGCAACCTGCACCGCTAGGACATCGTCAAACTGTCCGTGTGGGTCGCTGTCTAGACCGGGACGTTGGGTCCACTCAACGAGGCATTGCCCAACAGGGTTAGGCGTTTGCTCCAAGATGATGCCGTCTCGTGACGGAAGGAACAGAACGTCGGCGTCCTTATCGTGGAAGCGAACAACCTCAATCAGTTCCGTACCCGTGCTAGAGCGAGCGATAAGCGTCTCAGCCTCGGGGTACATGGCAATCAGTTCGTCGCGGGTCTTCATAAAGGAGAAGTACCCGGCAACTACCTCGCCCCAGCGATTGAATACCGGGTAGGCCCCAACGGAGTCAAGGAAAGTAATGCGAGGCATGCGTGCCTCAAAGTCAATCTCCACCATCGACGGCACAAAACCGTAAGTGAAGTAGCGGTCT